CATACCCATACCCATACCCATAAAAGATATAAAGATAGCGAATCCTTCGGATTCTGAGTTCAATTTATTCTGGGCTATCTATCCAAGGAAAGAAGCCAAAGGCGCAGCAAGGACAGCATTTCTCAAAGCCTGTAAAAAGGCTTCAGTTGATGCCATTATTGAAGGAGCAAAGAGATTCGCCTCGGACCCTAACCGACAGGATGAGTTCACCGCTCACGCCTCGACTTGGTTAAATCAGGAGCGATGGACTGATGAAGCCTTACCAAAGCGCGGTAGCACGATCACCCGTACCGAGACATCGGTGATGCGAGCGCTAGAGATTGCCGAAAGGTTTAGTGTCGAAGAAGGAAGGGCATTAGAAAATGAACCGTTCTGAGGTGGCACAACTTTTTGCTTACGCCTGTCTTTTTGATACGCGGCTTCAAGCCGATGAGGGAAAGATTCTGGCATGGAATGAAGCGCTTTACAGCGATATTGCTTTTGAGTTCGCAAAGCGTTTTGTTTCTGTGCATTACAGCAATGACGATAAAGTAATCGCCCCTGTCTACATCAACAAAGCGTGGCTCAGAGATTTAGAGCGTGAGAGAGAGGCAAAGAAAACTGAGGAGTACATGCTGGAGATGGCAGAGGGTAAAAAGAAAGCAGCAACGCCAGAGCAAGTTAATTTCTACATGAATCAAATACGAGCAGTATTTTCGAAAGGTAACCCCGATGCTGATATGGAAACAAATACAGGAGAGGTGGCACCTGACTTATGAGGATATTCCGATATGCCGATTGGCTACGATCACGGCGTTACAGACGAGCGAACATATCTGCGTTGGTTGCACAGAATCTTTATCGAACGCGAGACTTCAATGGCAAAACCTAAATTAAAAGTTGGCGAAGAAGTTCGCTTCACCGTTTTCTATCGAGCCAATTACCGATGTGAGAAATGTGATGGCGGTCCAGACAATTTTGGCTGGTCAGTTCATCACAGGGTTCCACGGGGCATGGGCGGCTCTCGTAATACGCAGTTGCATCTTGCCGCTAACTTGATTCTTCTCTGCGGCTCTGGGGTTACTGGATGTCACGGCTGGGTCGAATCTAATCGAGACAAGGCGAGGGAGCGAGGATTTTTGCTTACCAAGGTTGAGTCCGCCGAGGAGATTCCGTTCATTGATGACAGCGGCAAAGCGTGGAAAATCTTCAACGATGGGGAAAAATGGGAATTCGACAGGAGTTCAGGTGACCCTTATCTTTAAGCCATGGATTGCCTGTGCAGGATTGATGATCACGAACAACTTGTCTACAGACTTGAGTTGGCGCAGCGCCCTTGGACGACCAACGGCGAACGCGCTGGCAACAGATGGCAGAGGGCTGAGTTGGTCAAGACCTGGCGCTCGGCATTTCATGTCTTGGCAAAATCAGAGAAGATTCCAGAGATGGAATGGATTTCAGTCACAGTTGAACCCCACCAAAAAGGGGGTCGCTTACAGGATGTCGGAGCCTGTAACCCAGCAGTAAAAGCGGCGATAGACGGAATCGTGGATGCGGGTGTTTTGCCAGATGACTCACCCAAGTACATGAAATCCCTGATTTTTTTAACACCACAGAACGATAGAAATTCATTAGTGATTTACATACGAGGGGCAAGGAAAGAGGGAAAAAGATGAACTGGAACTTAATTTTGACTGTAGTGGGATTATTTACTACTCTTGTATTATTCGCACCTATCTTTATCGGCTACGCCCTGGCTTTTCAAAAAGCAAGAATGGCGGCAGAGATGGAAGCAATAGAAAAACATAAGAAGTTATTTGCCAAAAAAGATGACGATATTGACTGGACACAAATTTTCGAAGGAGAGACAAAATGAGCGACACACAGACGGCTGAAGAATTAGATGGTCGTGGGCTTCAAGAAGTCCGCATGATTACCGATGCCATGCGTGAACACCAAAATCAGATTTCTGATCTTGGCAAGCGCCGTAAGCAGTTGATTCTCCGCCTTCGTAAGCAGCGAATTACCTACAAAGAGATTGCAAAGGCTATGGGAGTATCCGAGCAGTTGATTTACAAAATCATCCGCCACGATATTGACCGCACCCCTGAGTACGATGAGAATGGCAAAGTGATTCGCCGCCGTGGTCGTCCAGCAAAGCCAGCGGTATAAACCTTTACCTAAGATTTCTTAGCCTTTACTTATGAGAGGGATTAGTGAAAGCCAATATCCAGACGGGAAACATTCAAAGTGTGGCAATCAGTTCACTTACTGTTTACCCAACTAATCCCAGACGAGGAGACATAGATGCCATTGCGCTATCGCTTACTGCTCATGGTCAATATCGCCCTATCGTGGTTCAAGCGAGTACCAAGCATGTTCTCGCAGGTAATCACACGCTCAAAGCGGCTAAGAAACTGGGTTGGAAAAAGATAAAAGCAGTTCTCGTTGATGTAGACGATGACACAGCAAAGAAAATTGTTTTAGCCGATAATCGTTTAACCGACCTCGCTGGATATAATGAGCCACTTCTGAAAAGCCTATTGCAAGCGCTCCCTGAGTTGGATGGCACAGGATTTACTGCATCCGAGGTTGAGACTTTAGATCGCCTTATTTCTGGAGACCAAAAAGAATCCGTGGGCGGCAACACTCTTAAAGATGACCCAGAGGTAAAGATCGCCGCATGGAAATTTAGCATTGAGCAAGAAGCCTATGATGCGTGGAAAGAGCAACTTTACGATGAGTTCGGAAAGACTAAGAGCAAAGCCAACGCTGGCATCAAAGAGCGCTTAGGATTCCCAGAGCGCATTATGGAAAAGCCAGAACGGATTGAGGAGCGCTCGGAGAGTTCACCCGAGGATGTTGAAACCGTATCGGTAAATGAAATCCAGACACATCCGCTGAATCCGCGGGAAGGTGACATTGGGGCAATCATTGAGTCCCTTTCAACTATGGGGCAATACCGACCGATCGTGGTCAATCGCCCTACAAAGCATTGCGTATCGGGAAACCACACACTCCAGGCAGCAGTTCAATTAGGCTGGGAGAAGATAGCCGTGCATTGGATTGAGGTGGATGACATTGAAGAAATCAAGATTCTTATTGTGGACAACCGCACCTCGGACCTTGCCACTTATGATTCCCAGGAACTTAATAAGTTACTGACCAGTACGAGTACCAAGGGAACGGGCTTCTCAAGGGAAGAAGTCGCCGAGATTCTTTCAGGGGGAAAGACCAAACCTGGACACAGCCCGATTGGTAGAACCAATATCAGGGTAGGCACACACTCTATGCGAGTTCACACCGAGGATTTGAATACATGGGCTAACACGATCTACGGTTGGACAGATATAGCAGAGTTATTACAGTTACCGCTTGAGGCGTGTAGCGAGGAGGAGCGATGAACGATATATGTCCTAAATGCGAGATTAAGGTCAAATGGATGCACAAAATGTGCGGGAAAGATTTGATTCGAGAGTGTCGCGCATGTAAGCATAAAGAACACATGAAGATTTGACTAAAATGATTACGGTTTATCTAACCCCAGATGAAATTGATTCTTCACTTATATTTATTGGCGCTATGCGTAAGGACAAGCAAGAGTTCAATGTGACAGATCGAAAATTTGATGCGAAAAATACTTCTTGGGCGGTAAACCTCATGGGTCACTTAGGCGAGAGAGCAGTTGCTAAGGTCTATGGTGTATCGGTTGATGACAGAGTGCTTACTGGTGGCGATGCAGGTCACGACTTGATTATCAACGGAAAGACTGTGCAGGTCAAGACAACTATTACGAGGCAGTTGATATTCAACAGTAGACAATCATTCTCTGCGGAGTATGCAATCTTGGTCACCCTTGTTGGTGATAGAACACAACCGCATATAGATTCGCACTTCATAGTGTGGGGCGATATTTCTCAAGAAAAGTTCTTAAATATATGTTTTGAAAAGGATTTTGGCTACGGGGTCAGATATGTGTGCAACTTAGAAGATTTGGGGCAAGAGTTGAAAGCCGTCCCGCTCGCACATAAAGATTTAACTGAGGTAGAATAACAAGATGGAAAAACAAGTGGGCAAGTTCTGGTTCTCATGGGGGCGTAAGTCTGGATTCGGTATAGGCTTTGAGTTCAGCCGTTATGGATGGGGATTAGATTTAGGATTTTGGTACATAGGGCAGGAGTTTTAATGGCGAGCGCAGTTGCAAAGAAAGAGCCAGCCAAGCCAGTAAAAACTGCGGGGCGCAAGACAGCGCTGCTTCAGGCTGATCTTGAGCAGACACTTTTAGATTACATCCGAATTGGAACACCTGTTCGAGTAGCAGTTGCATCGGCAGGGGTATCAAACCAAACATTTTACTCATGGATAAATCGTGGGATGGCAGAGCGCGAGAGATTGAAGTTGGTCGAAGGTGCAAAAAACAATCCATCTGAGGTTATATTTCTTGAATTTCTTGACAAAGTTGAACGGGCGAAAGCAGAGGCGATCACTAAAAAAGTCGCAGTCATAGCAAAGAGCGGTAATGATGGTGACTGGAGAGCAGCGGCTTGGTGGTTGGAGCGACAGATGCCAGAGGAGTTCGGAAAGACTGATAGGGTCGAAATTGGTGGAACCAATGGGGAAGCGATTAAGATACAGGTTGAAATAGGCGAACTTGAAAACAAGATTGCGAAAGTCTTAGCGATACGAAAGAAGTAAACCATGGGTGATCGGCTCGTAGACCTTGTTCTCAATGCCACGCCCGAAGAACGAGCAAAGATTTACCTATCGCTAAATGATGATGAGAAGTACGCGCTATCGGTCATCTTGGATGCTGAGATCACTAATCCTTGGGCTAGATTTGAAAATGACCCAGTTGGTTTTGTCGAAGAAGGATTAGGCGAAACGCTTTGGTCCAAACAGCGCGAGATTCTGGAATCTATCCGAGACAATAAGAGAACCACGGTTCCCGCTTGCCACGCTCCAGGTAAATCTCACCTAGCCGCTAGAGCCGTTGCCTGGTGGATTTCAGTTCACCCGCCTGGTACCGCTATCGCTATCACCACAGCGACAACTTTTAAGCAGGTGCGAAACATTATGTGGGCGCAGATTCGCCGAGTTCACATGGCTCACAATCTGCCAGGAGAAATCCTCACGACTGAATGGAAAATGGATGACACAGTAGTCGCCTATGGTTTCCGTCCAGCCGATAACAATGAAGCCGCAGTTCAAGGTATCCACGCGCCTCACCTGCTCGTGGTAGTGGATGAGGCTGGAGGTTTATCGGACAAGATTGGCTCAGCCCTTGAAGCCCTGATGACGGGTGGACACACGCGGCTCCTCGTATTAGGTAACCCGCCTACAGATCAAGAACAAACATGGTTCGAGCGTATCTGCAATTCGCCTATCTATGAGTCCATCCCTATCGGGGCTTATGACACCCCTAATTTTACGGGTGAGGAAACTGGTCTATGCCGCAGTTGTCCAGCCCATGTAGAGGCTCACACGGTTGCTACGCACCTAGTAGATCAGAGTTGGGTGGATGATGTAATTAGCGAATTCGGTGAAGATTCTCCATTCGTTGAAGCCCGTGTTAATGCACGATTCCCACAAACGGGAACAGGAAAAGTCATTCCCTACCATTGGGCAGAATTGTCTACCAATAACGAGGATTATCTTGAATCAGCGGTTATTCGCCTCGGAGTGGATATTGCATCCGATGGCGGAGATGAATTCGTAATCGCAAAGGCAGACGGATACAAAGTTTCATTGGTCCATCGCTCATCTGGTAAGGCTAATGCGAACGCCGTGGATGTCGCTGGTGTGGTCATTGGTGAGATTGAGAAAGCAGTTGCAGAACATAAAACTAGAAATGTTAGCGATATGGTGCGGGTCAAGATTGACACGATTGGTGTGGGCTGGGGAGTTGTTTCGTTACTAGATCGCTGGGTCAAAGAGCGAGGGTTACGGGCAATCGTGGTTGGTGTCAATGTGGCAGAGAGACCTAAAGACCAAGCCAAGTTCAAGAATCAACGCGCCGAGATGTGGTGGAATACCCGCGCAATGCTGCAACCAAAAGACGAGAAGCAAGAAATCCGCCTGGATGTAGATAGACCCGTCCTGGCTCAGTTGGCTGGACCTACATTCAAATCCGATTCTTCAGGTCGCATACAGATTGAATCAAAGGCGGATATGAAGAAGCGCGGAGTTCATTCCCCAGACCGCGCCGAGGCAATCCTTTTAGCGCTTTATGAAAACAAAACCGTACACGCACCGATCTCGCCTTTATCTTTTACCCAGTCGAATCCGTGGACGGTCTAACGCTCGCAGCCATCATCTGACGAGCCATGCTCCTCGCAGTAGTAATACATTTTATGCTCTGGAATCTTGCAATGTGGGCAAGACTTTTCTTCATTGACCACAATGATCTGGGCATCGGTATATTCCTCATCGCAATTTAAGCAACACGCTAGGCGCTCGCTCCAATTCTTGAGCCAGAGTTCACGGCGCTTCTGCCGTAAATCGTCTAGGACACTCACGCGAGGACCGATTCTGGCTGGATGTCAAAGACGGTTTCATACAATACGCGACCACTTTCCCAGTCAGCCCAGTTGCCATCTGATTTGATTTCAATGGCATCGCCAAAGATTTTCTTGGCGTGAATGAGGCTGGCAGTTACCGCTGCATCGTAAGGTGCGCGACCAGTCTTGCAGAAGTCAAAGCCCTCATCGTCAATGGTGATTCCGAATGTCTCGACACCGAGATTTCCTGCGCCATTGAAGGCAACAACATTGTCTGAAAGTTCTGGAGCATCCTCGCCGATTCCGTTACCGAGCGGGATTCCCGCCTCGATCGCAGTTTCAACAATGACCTTCACGCCCTCAGCCCAAGTGATGAATTGCTCTCGGGTGAGTTCGTCCTTGATTGTCCAATAATGTGTGTATCCCATTTATGCACTCTCCTTTTGCAAATTGGTCGAAAAGTTCCACTCAAGTTTTCTTTCATGTTCCTGGATGTGTCTATCGGATGCCTTGCAAGCCTTATCGAAAACCAAGAAATTACCGCGCTTGCCGCAATTACAAATCCAACGGAAGTATTCAATTTCAAATGTTAGAGCCATTTTATTTCCTCTCCTTAGTGTGTGTGACTTGCTTCTTTTGGCTTGCCATCCCATAACTGCGCGTGGGAGAAAGAGTTCAAAGTTACATAGTAACCTTCCTCATCCTTCCAAGTGAAGTGCTTGATCTTGTGGCGATTGATTGGATGAGTTTTGGTGATGTAGGCATTTACATTACCGAATACATCTGGAACATTGTCCCAGTTTCTTACCTGGTATTCAGAAGAATCAGTTGGCACAACCTTTTCGTGCGCCCAGCCAGTTACCTCAACAACTTTTGAGCCAACTTCCTGAATCCAGACAGAAAACTCGCTGACCTTGACCACCTTGAAAAACTCAATGTTGGTCTGATCGTAGCCCCATGATGAGTAAAGGATGTCGCCCACTTTTGGCTGAATCTTGACCTTTTCGATTACTGATGACATTTGTATTGCCTCTCTCTCGGTATTACAGGGTAAGAATATCATACCCTGGTTAGAAATCCTACTTCTTTACCCTAACATCGGAAACTTTCACACCCTTTTCTTTTGCGTATCGGCGTTTTGCCTCGGCAAGAACGAAACGCTGTTGCTTGCTGTCAGCGGCAAATGATAGGAAAGCAACGACATTTGCAAGGCTTTGAGCGAGTTCAACATCATCGCCAGCATCGTAAAGGGCAACCCATTCGAGCGCTGTCTCAAGATCGCTTATAGATGGCGCTACAGGCTTCACATCGCCACGAAAAAGGTAGTTATCAACAGTTCCCTCATCAGCGGATATTTGAGTTTTCCACTCAAAATCTTTGTATTTTGCGCTCATTACTTAGCCTCCTGAACCTGGATAAATCTCTTTGCTTCCTTGAGCGTTGTAGCCCATGTGGAATGTTCTGGGAATAAAGTGTTGCCTTTTCTGACTAACCAAGCGCCAGATATTTTCTCAATGTGCCATGCACCGTATCTGTAGGCTCCAGATTCAACCTTTGTAAATTTCATTACTTAGCCTCCCTTTCGATTCTTACCTCTTACACCAAGTATAACACAACTGGGGTTAATAATCTTCCCGAAACACAAAGAATTTTGTACTACACAATTCGAACAAATGTTCGCCTGATACCCTTGGGCTATGTCTCTTACGCCAGCGTTCATCACACTATTGAAGGCTTCATGCCCAACAGCGACCCAGGATGTAGGAGCCAACCTTAAAAACCGCGAGAACGCCATAGAAAAAGCAAACTATGGTCCGCTCAACCCTTCAGAGCCTAATGAGGATTTCTGGGCTGAGACGGCTAAAGAGTGGGATGTCACCCCTGCCGAGGCTAAGAAACAGCGCTGTGGAAATTGCGCCGCTTTCATCCAGACATCGGCAATGCTTGAGTGCATCAAGGGCGGATTAGCCCAAGGCGACACCGCTGAAAATGCCTACGATGTAACCGAGGCTGGCGAGTTGGGCTATTGCGAATCTTTTGATTTCAAATGTGCATCACAGCGCACCTGCCGAGCCTGGATTGTCGGCGGTCCGATTACAGATAAGAGCAAGAAGAAATAAATGAGAGAGCCTCTCTCACCCCTGGATAGATGCGATAGGTGTGGGGCGCAAGCAAAAGTCCGAGCAAGTTTCTTGTCGGGCGATCTATATTTCTGCGTTCACCACGCAAGGCAGTTCGATGTTAAGCAAGTATCGTTTTCTGTCGAGGTAGAGAATGAAGAAGTTGAGAACATGTTGGTCTTACATAGGTTTTAGAAAGGTACGATGATGAAATGTGTTGATTGTGAAACTACCGAAAATCTTGTCTATTCAGGTATCGCTGCATTTATACTAGGAGTTATCGACCTGGTAGAAAAGATATGTTACGACTGCGCTAACAAGCGCCGCCGCGATTCCCTTTCCTAGAAGGAGTCCAAGGCGGTAATGATCGTGGCAGTTATCAGCAATATCGAAAACGATAGTGCCAAAGAAACGCCAGTAACGATCGCAGAGATTCCAAGAAACCAGCGCACTTCAGGAAATTTTGCAGGTATCTTCGGTGGCTTGGGAGCCTTAATAATCTGATTGATAATCTTCGGATGAATGATGTCATCGAATTTCTGGTTTACTTCATTTGTATCCATAGTTCCCCCTCATAGTTTATACAACAGGAGTAAGATACTATTTATTCCTAGATGATGCAACTTTCTGCTGAGTCTTATAGATAAATGGAGCAGATGTATACGCATCATTTTCTGCGGCGATAGCCAAAGCAATTTCGATGTCAGCACCAGCGGCTAATGCGCCGATTGCGTAATTCGAACCAGAGCCTATGCCGTAGAAACCTTTTGAATCCAGGGAGATGCTCATATCCTCAGCGAGTTCAAAGACCTCGCCACCAATAGCGAGCAAAAACGCAAATTTAGTTTCTCCATCATCGGATTCATTCCATTTGTATTCTTGATCTTTGAAGCAAGCCTTCAGCGATGGCACAACTTTAGAAATCATAAAGTGGTAAACATCTTTGAGGTCGGTTGCAGTTGGCTTAGGCGGAATCCAGAGGTGCTGAGCAATATCGCAAGGCGCACATTCACCAGAACCAGCGATTAAAAAATCGCCGCGCTCGGTTATCTTGACCATTTTGGGATGATTAGATTTGCGACCATTGGATGAAGTTGTCTGCGAGTCCGCCCCGAAAATAACTTTGTCTTTTTGCTGGATTGCCACGATTGTCGTCATGGCGCAATCGTACCGTCAGCCCCTTGGAGCCACCAGCGCCAGAGATGCCTTGCCCCATAGGTCAGGAGTCTGGTCGTCTGGCAGATAGCCTCCAGCGCCCCCAAAAAGGATAGGCGTGTCTGGGTAAGCCATTCGGATGCTACGCATAGCGAGTTCATAACCACCTACGGTGTAATTCAATCCCGAAAGCGGGTCATCGGCTAAGCCATCTGCACCACAGGCGACAAAGATCAAGTCTGGCTCAAAGTCAAAGCAGACATCTAGGAAGGATTGAACCGCATCGGTCAAGCCTTCATCATCGGTGCCAGCGGCGAGAGGAAAGTTCAAAGCCTTTCGCTCCCAGTCCGAGACTAGCCCCGTACCTGGAAAGATTCCCCATTGGTGAACAGAGAATGTCAAGATATTCGGATTAGATTTTGTGAGCGCTTCAGTACCGTCACCGTGGTGAGCATCGCAATCAAAGATGGCGACACGCTTACCTAATTGAGTTGCCTTGGTAGCGGCAATAGCGAAATCACCGAATACGCAGAAACCGCTTGAGTAATCGCGCATTGCATGGTGCTTAGCCCCTGGAAGGTGAATTGCTAACTTTGTCTTTTCTTCCAGTAGCGCATCAAGGGCGGTAAGAGTTCCGCCTACGAATAACTTTGCAAGGTCACCTAAATCGTGGCGAGCGCCTTCCCATTCATCCGATATACCTTTGACGGTTACATCGTGGACATAAATTGGGTCGTGGCATAGCAATAGATCATCGGTGTGTGGTGCCTCTGGCAGAAATTCGTCAATGTTTAGGTGACGATCTTGTCCCTGGAGGATTACCTGATTGCGCCCGAGTTGAAATCGGCGACCCTGGGTAGGGTGCTTAGGGTCAAAGACCCAGTTGGCATATTCTGGCGAATGAATAATAATTGCATCTTCCATCAATCCTCATACCTCTCCTTGAGCGGATAAAGATACCCGCCCATGGCGACATCCATACCAGTTTTGATGACGACACCCTCGAATGAGAGTTCGACTTTTGCATCAGGCATGAATTGAATAATCCACGCTTGTAAATCTTCTTTAGTCTCTACTTCTGCAATATCCATTTCCCATCCTCTCTATTATCAACCCCAGTTTACACTAACAAGGCTTTATTTGTCCATTGCTTAGCCTTCTTTTGAGCGATCTCCTCATCCAGTTCTGCAATCTGGGCAGTAAGAGCATCACGATTTGCCTGGAGGCGATCAATGTCGTATCCGATGTATTGTGATTCTGTCGCAATCTGCTCTTTTACAAAATCCTTATCTTCAAGGACGGCAGCGATAATTTCAACAAGAGCCTTTCGGAATGTCTCAACAGCGCTTGTGCTGGCGTAATCTGACCAAGTTCCGCTCTTTGAAAGTGCGTAGTGTGGAATCTTTGGCTCATCTACAGCGCAGTTATTACTGACCGTATATGAAACGCCATTTATGATTACGGCTCCTTGGTAGCGAATGTGTGTAGGTGAAGCCATTGCTCCAATGGTTAGAGTTCCCTTGATGCGGGAATCATTGAAATCTACCGTTACGCAATAACGGTCCCCGAAGGATGACTTTTCTGTATCTGGTGTGAGCATAAGAATTTTCATTTGTTCTCCTTTTTGGTAATTAGACCTTCTTCAATGAGACTTGCAGCGGTGCGCCCGTAATGACCCTGGAGTTGCCATGCAAGCCCTGTGTCTACGAGATTTTGAAACAATGTGATAGTGCCGTCATAATCAAGTTCGCCACTTTCGTAAGCGATGATGGCTCCTACGCGATCATAAGGTTTTTCAGTTGGGCAATCCGCGAACGGATTCTCGTTGCCCTCGTTATCTTCGCAGGTGCAGAAGTTAAACTTCTCGACCTGTGTAGCATGAGTCAATTCTGCTAAATCTGACCATGACATTGATTCTTGTGACATTATTTTTCCTCTCTCTTAAATCTGTCGGTTACATTGAATCCAGTTGGAATGTGAGCCTCGCAGTAATATCCAGCCCAATCTCCTGAGCGTGGACCCATCGCGTACACTTCAGCAATCCCACCGCAGTTCTCGCAGTTCTTAGCCATTTTGTATCCTCTCTCTTGGTTACAACCTGAGTATATCATAACTGGGGTTAGTTATTAACCTTATCTTTCTTCGACACTCTGAAAACTGAATCTCCGAAATACTTGATTTCGACATCCTCAATCTTCTCGAATCCAAGATCAGCGCAGATGTAAACCTGACCGTCAATCTCGATTTCGTCACCTATTGAGATAGATGTGTGAGTGCGAGTTGCAGATAACTTTGGCTCAAGGACATCCCATAAGGCTCCTGAGTAAGTATTTGTTGCGTGATAGATGCTCTCGCATAATCTCTCTGGTACTTGGATGTCTAATGTAGTCTCGAATTCAACAGAACTAATGAAGCGCCCGATTTCTGGCTTATCTCCAAAAGCCTTCCATGTGATTTTAACCTGTGACATTTGATTCCTCTCTCTCATTGATTTACAACCCCAGTTTAGCATAGATTATTCCATTGCTACAATAGGCATACATATCGTGTCCTAGTGACCCCGAATTAAGGGGGTCAGATGCGGTATTTACGCTTAGCGATAGCCTTCCTGATCGTCATACTCCTAGCCCTTTTGCCAATAAATGATGCTGGGGCTATGCCCATGAGCGAGTTCACCGCCTCGAATCCCAGTATGGTCAGCATGAATGGCGAGTGCGCGACCTTTTCCTACCAATACTCGGAAGTAACAAAGACCATCCCTGTGAATGGGGTCATCGCCCCTGGAGCCGTTGCAACCGTAAATGTCAGCAATCTCCAAGACAACAAAATTGGTAACCAGCCACCAATCGTAGATACATACAAAGTTGCCTTTCGTATGTATAACGGCGATTCCCTGGTTGAAGATATGACCTATGACAGACGAGAGTTAGAAACACAAAATGTAACTTTGCAATCTGGATACACGGGATACATCACCCATATTGTTTTATTGGGCGGCGGAATTGATAACGGATTCTGGGCTGGATTCTATGGTCCAACGATGTGCAGTCCGACTCTTACCTATTCTTTAATTCAGCCAGAGCCTACTCCGACACCATCTCCCGAACCTTCGCCTTCGCCTTCTCCAACCGTAACTCCTTCTCCAAGTCCTGAACCTTCTCCATCCAGTACGCCTTCTCCGACTTCTTCTCAAAGCGCAAGTCCTGAACCTTCTTTATCGCCCACCACCAACCCAACAGCGACACCAACGCCAAGCCCAACATCTCCGACACCAATAGAAACTCCATCGCCTTCTCCTTTTCCTCAAGTGAATGTCGTGAATGGTAGCGCAAGCGAGAATGAAGAACTAACCCTGACTGCTCCCATTGGAAAGATTTTTACCTCGGTTATATTTGCAAGTTATGGAACACCGAATGGATATTCGATCGGTGAATGTCACGAACCGAGTTCAGCAGAAAAAGTCGCTGAAGTATTTTTAGGAAAAGCCATTGCAACAATTATGGCGGTCAATGATATTTTTGGTGACCCTTGCGGTGGGACATATAAATTTTTAGCGGTCAGTCTTGGCTTTGGGGATTCTCCAACGGCGGTAGAACCTCAACCGTCTCCTCAACCGACACCAACGGGGACCGCGACCAGTCCGCAACCATCGCCCACTCCGAGTGAGCCGTCTCCTTCACCAACATCGGAATCAACCTCTGCAACGATTCCAAACCCAACACCTTCTTTAAGTCCGTCTCCTCAACCTCAACCGAGCCAGGAACCTTTGCCGTCCATACCTGAACCCACACCTTTGCCATCGCCTATCCCCCCCGCAGTTGAACCAACACCGATTGTAATTCCTGACCTTCCACCTGTTATAGAGCCAGAGCCTATTCCATTGCCTGATGTCGCCCCGACTCCCGATGAAACTCCCATTCCCGAGCCTTTGCCAGAACCATTGCCGATCGAGCCTCTACCAATTCTTGAGCCTGAGCCTCCAATCGAGCCTCCAATCGAGCCAGTTGAAACGCTAGAACCAGCGCCCGAGCCAGAGCCAGAGCCAATAGTGCTACCAGAGCCAATAGAAGAACCGTCTCCTGAACCATTAGAAACCTCCGAAGTTATTGATAATGCTTTAGCGGATGGAAAGATTACACCCGCTGATGCTGAAGCGGTAGTTGATTCATTGATGGAAGATGGAAAGGTTACCGAAGCCGAGGCGACTGAGTTGATTGAAACTCTCTCAGATGGCGGCGCTTTGAGTGCAGCCGAAGAAGATTTAATCCTTGATGCGCTTTCAGCAGACGGTGAGATTACCAAAGACGAAGTAAACAACCTTTCAGAAACTCTTTCTGAGGATGGGAAATTTACTGAGGCAGAAAAGGGTCTTGTCGCTGAGGCGATTATTGCTCAATTCGAGGGCGAGCCAGTAACAGCATCGGCAATCGCTGAGGCTGGAATTGATTACGAAGATTTACCTCCAGAGACACCAGTTGAAACCCGCGTTGATGAAAGCGGAGAACCAATCGTGATCACAGCCGAGGTTGCGGATGCCCTTGAGTTGGTAGCAAACCCATCCGAATTAGTCGGGGCAATTTTTACTGACCCAGGAAAGGCACTTATGGCGTTAGGAAACATCGGAGCAGATATGTCCACAACAGAACGCGAAGAATCACAAACAGTTGTTGTTGCCTCGGTCATCGTGGGAGCAATCGCATCACTATCTATAAGGAGAATGTAAATGAAGAACTTCTTCAATGACTTAATAGGTCAGTTATTCACCATGCTGGGATTTTTTATTGCCTGGGTAACCATTGACGGGTCTGCTAAATCGGCAGTTGCCTATGCGACTTTATGGTGCCTCGTAATTTGGATTCTCACTTACCCACTACGCAGAAATAAGGATGAAGAATGAAAAATATAAACAATGTAGTAATGCGAATCCTCTCAGTATTCGCTGCATCTGGTCTATCAGTCATCGGCGCTGGCTCTCTCTTTGGGCTTGAGCCATTGACCGCCGCACTTATGGCTGGCTTGCTCGGAGTTGCAACCGTGGTTGAATCCCTGGCTCGCTCATTCCTGGATGACGGCAAATTAAGTACAGCCGAGATCAACGAAGCCTTCAGCAAGGTAGATAAGAAAAAGGATTAACGCCATACACCATTTCGAGAGACGGTGAGTATGCCGTGTTCCTCAAAATCGTATTGACGATTCTGCCATTCCCATCTACCGCGTTCGCACCGTGGGCAGGTCCAGTTCCATTGGAATTGAACGCGCTCGCGTGACCAACGGATTAAAGCAACATCGCCTTTTGCTGAGCCAGTACAGTTCTCGAACCAGCATTTAATTTCTTCGCCGTTGGCAACCTTTAATTTGAATTGCTCTTTTTCTTCATTCTGAGTTTGGCGAATAGATTTGCGTTCAGTCTTTGTTTGGCGTTGCTCGGCTACCCATTCTTTTTTGGATTGAGGGCAACGAGCCTTCACAGCCTTTTTGGCGCTTTGGACTTTGACCGAGTGAAGGTGATAAGAAGCCTGAAGGAGTTCAGCCTTTTCCTTGCCCATCTCGCGGCGCACTAAATCCAAAAGGATTGTGGCAAAAGTTTCTGTATGCCCATCCTCGAAACAATCTAAATGGTGAGCAACTTCGTGCAATACGACATATTGATTTCTAGCCCACGGCGGTAATTTGATTGTCGCGCCTCGGTGGGTAAAGGTGGCATAAGCCATCCTTCGACCCGTACCTCCGTGGGTCACAAAGATTTTATGATTCTTCGCCCACGGATAATTGTCCTGGATTCTTTTCTTCTTGAGAAGTTTGTCCACATATTTCTGACATTCTTCCAGAGTCCATACTTCTTTCTTTTCAAGAATGTGTCCGATGTAGTTCTCAGCCTTATAGAGCCGCTGAGTCTGATCATTTTTATTCTTAGGCATATCTCTCCTTACGCCGCGATTTGGATTTGTTCTTTTTTGTGTTCTCTCTTGATGTGTCGCCAAAGGCTTTCAAAAGCCATTCCGCCACGGACTTGCCATTCCTTGCCACATTCAGAACAGATGACGATTCTCATATCTGCCCCCTCTCATATCCGATTATACACTACTGGGGTTAGATATACAAATCGAGGATTCAGGCTCGGGCTGAAATAAGCCCAGACACGCCGATGATCGGGTAATGGAATGAGGTTGCATATCTAACCCCCCTAGTGTAAACTGGAGTTATCAAAGAGAGGGGAGCCAAGGTGGTTACCAAAGAGTTTGCAGTCAAGATTGATACTGAGTTATCTCAGTATCACGGTCAGCGCTGGATTATTCTCGATCAGATTGATAGCGCCGCTGATTCCCTAGAGTTCTATCAAAAGCATTACCCAGCCCGTACTGAAGAAATCGCAAAGTACGAAGGCGAGATTGCCGTTTTGAAAAATGAACTTTCAGCGGTCTATGACGAGATTCGTAAATTAAATGCAATTTACAACCAGGACCCTTGGACACGCGCTTTCCTAGTTCTTGCCAGCAATGGTCATGTTCACAGTTCAATGGATTGCAACACCTGTTTCCCAACCACTCGTTACCAATGGTTAATTCAGTACAGCAATGATGATGAAGCAACGATCGTTGATGATGCTGGTAAGGATGCTTGCACAATTTGTTATCCATCTGCTCCAGCAGAAACTTTGAACCGCCCATCACGAATTGTCACAGCCGACAAGATCGCTAAGGCTCAAGCCAAGGCAGAGCGTGATGCAAAGCGCGAAGCAAAGTTGGCTAAGGAAAAGGCAGATGCTCCAACAGCATCAGGCGACTTCCTTTACTTCAAGGATGGAAAGTACACAGAGGTCATCCGCACAGAGCGCACAGCCGTTTCTGAGTGGAATAACCTTCAGTACAGAATCACTAGCGAGGTTGTCACTCATTACTACAACGGAGAGCCTCACACAGAGGAATCAATCCAGCACCAAAAGGATTTGATTCTCAAGGCTCAAGATAAGGCAGACATCATCTGCAAAAGTCTTGCTGAGAAGCATGGCATTTCATTTGACCAGCAGTTGAAAATACTGCAAGATAAGTACAAGAAAAGGGGGAACCGATGAACCAAGTAGAAGAACTAATGGCTCAGGTGGTCGCTGAACATAGCGAGCCGCTTCACCCTGACCTGCTTCCATACTTAGAAACAAGTAGAGGCGAATGGGAAATGTTGCGCCACCCGCTTGTTTATCAGGTGCCATTTCGTTCCAACGGTAGCGCCAATGCTCAATACGCCCAAAAATTAAAAGCGCTTAAAGAAGCGGTTGGTTCTTGGAAGTGGAGCGAATATGTATTTTTACATGAGCGCCCATACAGGGTTGCAGCCTTCAAAGATATTCAAAAGCAATTAGGCGATGCTACTTACTGGCAATTACTTACCCAGATTTGGGTAGATACAGAAAACCAGTATGCCTATCTCAAGGATTGGAAAAAGTTATTAGCCTCTGACCGCGGCGATCGCCACGACATGATGAATGACGAAGATCGCCAAGCCTTGCGCTCGCTTCCTGATGAAGTAACTATTTATAGAGGTTGCCAAAAAGGATTAAACGAGAACGGATTATCTTGGACACTAGATAAATCCAAAGCGGAATTTTTTGCCAATCGTTTTGGCAAGAAAGGAATCATCTTGGAGAGAAAGATTCCAAAGTCAGAGATCGTGGCACTACTTACAGTCCGCGGCGAGACAGAAATTATATGGGAGGGGAAAAAATGAAATGCTATACCTGCGGGTCAGAGTTCAGAATTACCTTCATTAAAAGCAAGCCATATTGCTTTCGATGCGAGGCAGATGCCTCACTTGTTGCGCTTGGGTTAGTTCGAGAGGAGAGAAAGAATGTTGGCTAAGTACCTGGAAAAGCAAGGTGGTCGCGTTACAGCGCGTGGCTACAAGGTCTCAGAGTGGCTGGATGCTCTCGGGGTATTCCTGCTCATCTTCGCCGTTTTCGGCATTGTGGGGTCAATAGAGAGCGAGAAGTGGTTCTAATGTTGATCGCATCCTGGACTAAGTTCAAAGAGCCTCTACGGGTCTCTGAAGCCTCCCTACGCCGTATTAGGCGCGAGGAGCAAGAGAAGGCGCTCCAGCGACTCGCCGATGAGCGTAATGCTCAGAAGTTGCATAACCAACCCCAGTAAGATATACTTTCGTTGCAACCAAGAGAGAGGGTACGAAATGACAACAGTATTTACGCCACCAACGGCTTACGACATTCTTGTCGAAGCATCAGAAGCGGCAGAAGCGGCAGTTCGCGCTTGCCAGCCAAGACCGATAATTGTTGGCGAAGCAATCGGTCTCAGCAATGAGATTGATGAATCAAAGCCAACATACTTCATTGAAGGTGGAGTATGCGGTTTCGCTTCAGTAGTGATCAAGCCAGCGCGAGGAAAACTTGTCGCTGAATTGAAGAAGCGCGGAATTGGTTCAGCCCATTACTACGGCGGTTACGCTGTTAGTTCTTGGGAGTTCGCACCAAGTATCCGCCGTGATCAAAGTTACGAAAGAGCGTGTGCAGCAGCAGCGGGAGCAGTAAAAGTTCTCCAAAGTTACGGCATCAACGCTTATGTGGATTCACGAATAGACTAAACAGAATTCACCAATCAGTTCCGTGGAGGGCTGCTGGTTGGCGAATAGCACCCGCTGGGCGAGCCGCCTTTCCTCCCCAGCGGGTGTTCTATACCCGATTGGTGTACCCTATTTCTCGGGTACCCAAGTTCGGTGGGGTAGATTGCCCGATGCTGTCTTACCTCTCTCATAGGCTCGCATTGTGTTGGCTCCCCCACCGAACGCCTTTTATTTATTACCCCACTTGTTTACTAAATTCACTTTTGTCTGCTACCTTTAATGCAGGTTCGCAAAACACCTACACCTCAAAAGCGAGGTCAGTCCGATACTGACAACAATGACCCGTTACATCCAGTAACGATGAATCGTTCGCTCCGAACTATGGAGGATTATGCGATTCTATGAAACCGTTAAATTAAAACCTATTCACATCGCGCTAATCAGCGCACTACTGATTACAACTAATCCACTTCAGATGCCCAAAGACCCAGCGGCATCAGCAGTTGAAGTAATAGTTGCACCGCCTAAACCCGTTCTGGTTGAAAGAACACCAGAGGCGGCTAAGGCATACGCCAAAACCCAACTAGATAAATTCGGCTGGGATACACCTAAGCAATGGGCTTGTCTCGTTGATCTATGGACTGGCGAATCAAATTGGCGACCAGATGCCTACAATAAACAACCCGTTTACCAAAATGGCGAGCGCCTTCATGCAGGTGGAATTCCCCAGATTCTAGGACTTGACCCAGATACTACGGTTGAGCGACAGATTGAAAGAGGATTTCTCTATATTGAATCGCGCTACGACACGCCATGCAACGCTGATTCCTTCTGGCATCGGAATTTCTGGTACTAGAGTTCAGGGATGGATGAAGAACAAAAAAAGCCTTCCGCGATAGATAACGCTCTGGCAGAAATAGCCAGGATTGCTTTCCTTGACCCAGCCATTTGTACTGGCTGGGTCTTGGTAGCGGAATGGACCGATGGAACCTCGGAAGGTTATTGGACAACTACTTTTGCAGATGATCAGCAACCTGATTGGCGACAAAAAGGATTGCTCCATCACGCGCTAGAAACATGGGGAGAGGACAACCTGTATGACGATGACGATGACGGAGAAGGAGAGACTGGAACTTCTCCAGAAACTTCTAATTGAAAGATACGGCGAATTAGCGACACGCCAAGAGAGTCAAATCACAGATAATTAGATTATCTAACCCTATTATTTATTTATGAGTTTACTGGAGTTTTTGGATAACGCCCCGTGTCGCAATTCAGACCCGTGGCTCTTTGACCAGTTCCAATTAGATTTAGCGCAGCCAGGATTGCAGTATTGCCGCAACTGTAAATTCTGGAACGAATGTGATTCTCTAGTAAAGCCTGAGAGTTCTAATTATGATGGAATTGCCGCAGGAAAAATATGGCGCAATGGCAACTTATTGGCTAGGTTATCTCCTAATTCCCCGCATCCGTTGATTGTCAATGAGGAGAAAGAAGTATTTATTAGTGTTGAAACCTTGGCAGTTCGAAGGAGCGATTTGCTCACAGATTGACACGGAGTTTTATTTTCCAGATCAAAATAAAGTCACAGAGGAGAATAAAAAAGTAAAAGCAATGTGTAATGGATGTCAATGGAAACAGGAATGTCTGACCTACGCGTTACATTACTTAGTAGTTGGAACCTGGGGAGGAACCTCTACCAGAGAAAGACAAAGCATAAGAAAAAAACTAAATATCATCCCGATACCTATAAACAAAGGAAAATGACAAATGACTCAATTAACGATCACGGGAAATGTAGTAGCCGACCCAGAGTTGCGTGTAATCCCTAGCGGAAAAGCCATCGCAACCTTCACGGTCGTATCATCAAAATCAGTTAAGCAAGCCGATGGCTCATGGGAAAATACCGATACAACATTTTGGGATATTAAGTGTTGGGGTAAGACCGCAGAGAATGTAGCCGATTCGGTCCAAAAGGGAATGTCCGTCATCGTGGTAGGTGCGGCAGTTCAAGAGAATTGGGACGATAAGGCAACAGGGGCTAAGCGCTCAAAGATTGCCGTTACAGCCTGGAATGTTGGCATTGATCTCAAGCGCCATGTGACCACAGCGAGCGTTGTCCAGCGCACAGATAATTCATTCAATCCACCTAGCACTCCTGACCCGTGGAGCGTTCCATTCGGCTCAGATTCGGCTGCCCCTTTCTAACCACCTTATAGTATGCTAGGGGTTAATAATTTCCTTACGAAAGGGGAAAATCGTGGCTTGGACTGATTACTTCGTCAGCACCATTCCTGGCGCTAAAGTTGTTGTATCCGAATCTGGCAGACCGTTCATATCTCATAAGATTGATGTACGCGATTATGTAGAAATTGAATTGACGGAGACAACCCATGAGTTGCCTTTTAAGATTTCGTTTCGTTCATTTGACTCACTTGGCGTTCAGACAGAACATCGTATGTACGCTCAAGCGGGTACAAAGGACATGGCTCGCATCTTTGCAAAAGAAATCACTACTATGCGTATGAACTGCAAGGAATTTGTCCTAGACGGAGAATAAGTACAAAATTCACTTGATGCTAAAATCATTGGGTGGAACACGACTACTCTGACCTAAATGGTGGTGGAGTCTTGTCCGTTCTTGGAGCCTTCGCGGTGCAAACCCATGAATTATTCTTGGAGTTGCAAGGCGCAGGGTTCAATGAAGAACAGGCGATCAAAATTCTTGTCGGACTAGCATCTAAAGAGTAGAGGGAAACAATGGCAGAAAAGCCAGATTTACAGGAACTCGGCTCTACGGGTTTACGCCGTTCTGGTGGAACGGTCTATGAAGAATTCCTTGTTAATCTCCGTGGACTTCGCGGATTCCGTGTTTACCGAGAGATGGCAGACAATGACCCAACAATCGGTTCAATGCTTTATGCGATTGAGAAAGTTATTACACGACTTGAGTGGCGCGTAGACCCATATTCAGATAATTCAGCAGATGGCGAAATAAGTCCAGAAGATGAAGAAGTAGCGGCGTTTATAGATTCTTGTTTACACGATATGTCTGATTCTTGGGACCAAACACTTTCTCAGATTCTTTCAATGCTCGTCTACGGTTTCTCTTACAATGAAATTGTTTACAAAGTCCGTACAGGTCCAGAGGCAAAAGACCCATCTAAGCGTTCTAAGCACACAGATAACAAAATTGGATGGCGTAAGTTGCCTATCCGTTCCCAGGAAACTTTATTCCGTTGGCAGATTGATGAGAGCGGTGGAATTCAAGCGATGGAGCAGACCGACCCATCATCAGGCGGCACTCACATCATCCCTATCGAGAAGGCTTTGCTATTCCGTACCACTACGGCTAAAAATAACCCAGAGGGTCGCTCAATCCTTCGTAACGCATATCGCCCTTGGTTCTTCAAGCGCCGTATCGAAGAAATCGAAGCAGTCGGTATTGAACGCGATCTAGCAGGATTGCCAGTTGCTTATGTACCACCTGAGTATCTATCAAGTGCGGCTACAGCCGAGCAAGCCAATGTCCTTTCAACAGTTCAAAACATTGTTACATCTATCAAGCGCAATGAGCAAGAGGGTGTTGTATTCCCAACACTTTACGATGATGCAGGACACAAGCAGTTCGATCTAGTTCTCTTATCATCAGGTGGCTCGCGCCAATTTGATACAGACAAGATTGTTCAGCGCTATGACCAGCGTATGTCTATGTCAATCCTTTCGGACTTTATCCTTCTTGGCTCTGATCGCGTAGGTTCATACGCTCTAGGTTCATCAAAGATGGATTTATGGTCAATGTCAGTTGATTCAATCGCTAAAAATATCGCTGAGGTATTCAATCAATATGCAATTCCTCGCCTTATGAAACTTAATGGAATGGATGTCTCACGCGCCCCATTCTTAACCTACGGAGAAGTAAGCCACATTGATTTGACCGAGATCGCAGACTATATTTCTAAGTTGGCAACCGCTGGTGTACTTATGCCAGACCCTAAGTTGGAAGATTACTTACGCGATTTGGCTGGTCTACCACCTGCCGACCAGGATGCACAGGAAGCCTACGGCGCTCCAGCAATGCCTGGTGCTGAAGGCGCTGCTGCTCCAGGATTTGATGCACCACCATCTCTGGAAGAAGAACTTGAAATTCCAGAAGGACAGGAACCGCTAGACGGCGATTTGGAGTAGAGCATGGCAATTAGGTTCGGCTCTGGCTCTGATGGCTCGGGAAATCCTCTTAACGCAGAAGAAGCGGCGATGGCTCGCGTTCTCGTTAATGCGATTCGTAATGCAACCGACAAAATCAAAGTGGATGAGTTGGCAAAGATTCTTTTTCGCCTAGATGCAGATACTTTAGACCGCTTGCTCCGAGCAATCTCTATCAATGAAGATGCTCCTAAGATTGAAGCCGAGTTGCTCAGCATCATTGACATTGGTGGAGTTGAAGCAATCCAGGGATTAAAAAAGATCGCCCCAGTTTTAGCGTTGCCAGCATTTAAGCCTACCCAAGTTCAAATTGCTAACCCTGGCGCAATGGCTGGAATGGAATTTACAAAGATTCCGAATTGGGCAAGAGTAAATCCAGAGCCAGTCGCCTTCAGTCTTTCTTTTAATAAAACAAACCCTAATTCACTAGCCTTTGCCGCTCGCAGGGCTGGGCAGTTGGTGACAAGTATTGATGACCTTACCCGTCAGGCAATCCGTAAGATCATTATTGATTCATTCAATGAGGGAATTGATGTAAGACGGACAGCAGTTCGAATTAAAAACATTATTGGTCTCCATCCTAAGTGGGCTGATGCCGTTAGAAAGTTCGAGATTCGAGAACTAGACCGCCTCATCGCGGCTGGTATTAAAGAGGCTAAAGCAATCGAACGCGCCCAGAAATCTGCAACAGCCTACGCAGACAGGCTCAAGGGCGCTCGCGCTCGCATGATCGCTCGTACAGAGATTCAGATTGCCCAGAATGAAGGGCGAATGGAAGGCTATCGCCAAGCCGATGAAGCGGGATACATAGACCCTGCGACCATGAAGATGTGGATTACAGCCCCAGACGAGCGCACCTGCGACATTTGTGCGCCTTTGAATGGCGAAGTTGTCCCTTGGATTGGTCTGTTCTCTATCGGGCTGGAGAAGCCCATAGTCCACCCTAATTGCCGCTGCACCTTCGTGATCATCCCTCCAGACCGAGGCACTCGATGAAGGTAATCAAGTTCGCGCCTGGGCTTATCCCAGTTTTCAAACATCAGGAACATGACCAGTCATCCCATGGTTCTTGGGCTGGAGATAGCGTTTCTTTTAAGCAAGACAGAAATTCATTGACAATGCAAGACAAAAATGGAAACACTTTGGCTTCTGTTGATTTTGTTAATCTAGGAAATAACCGACTTGACATTGATTCAATAGATTCTTTTGACGAAGGCAAAGGTTATGCGACTAAAGTGTTAGAAAAACTTTATTCTTCATTTCCCGAGCATAGTATTTTTTGGGGAAAGACAATCGTTCCAGCATCCACGCATCTAGCACAAAAGTTTTCCGACAAGTACGGAAGAACTGAATTTATGCCTTGGGGTGAAGGAGTTATTGCTGGTTATGAGTGGGGTCAGTTATATGGGGACACAACAGTTAAAAAGCATCAGGAACACGACCAGTCCACGCACGGCTCTTGGGCTACGGGTCAAACAGGTGATGCCTCAACACGCGAGTTATTACTGCAACAAGCAAGCCAATATGAAACTTTTGAGGAGTTTAGTAACGCAGTAAGTTTACAAGGATTAAGACCGAGGGCTTGGCACATTGCGGATACAGGTTTTGAGTTAAACCCAAACTTCAAACCAATGAGCAGGACTGGTGGCACCTCGGACGAGCCAGGACTATTTGTTGGCGACCCTGAAACTTGGCAAGATTACGCCGTGGGTCGCTCAACTGTTATTGAGTACGATGTCAGCAATTTATCTTTCACAGCAAAACCTTTAGCAGACACATCAGCAGATTTTTTCCCAGATCAATCTGGTAACCAAGGATTTTTTATTAGACCCTCAGCATTTTCAAGATTAAGAGAAGTAAGGCGGATGCCTATTGAGGAAGCCTTGAGTAGAGCAAAGCAACAGCAGGATGCGATGCCTAAATCTAAAGCGGAAGCAAAACAAATCTGGGAAGAATCCCGCTCGGTTAAAAAACATCAAGAACATGACCAGTCTAGCCACGGAAACTGGGCTGAAGGTTCTCAAGGAACAACCACGGAATTAACCGATGGCGAGATTCAAGACATATTGCATAATACAAAAACTATTGAGGAGATGTATCAGAAAGTTGCTGAGCGTTTAGGAAAAAGTCTCAAGCCAAAAGTGGCGGTTATCCCTGAAGGCGAAGAAAACCTTTATCGCGGTTTAGGTAATCCAGAGCGAGATGCTCAACAATTAGTAGATGGCAGGATTCCCTTCACGCCTTTCCAGACATGGGGGCAAGGCATATATGCGACCCCTCATCAAGATGATGCTAAAACATACGGTCAAGTAGTTCGTATGAAATTAGACGATAGTGCAAACATTCTCCGTACAGAATCAGAGGCATTTGCAGTTGATACAACTAGCACTCCCTTTAAGTCTGACTTTGTAGATTTCGCAAGTCTGCTACCTAAGATAACCAGCGGGGAAATTGATAACTTTTCCATATCCGATGCCTATAACATTTATTGGGCGGCTAAGGGTTATGACGGATACCAACCTCACGGCGGAGAGATAGTTTTGTTTAACGCCACCCATCTCACGGTTAATAAGACAGATATTGGAACGGCAGTTCAAAAGCACCAAGAGCATGATCAGAAAACACACGGCTCATGGGCTACGGGGATAGTTTCTGGTGAAGATTTAATCAATGGTGATTTTAATGACCCAATGCTTTTATCTGAAGGAGCAGTCTATTCACCATTTAACCCACCAGAAAAGCGCACAGACGAAGCCCTAAGAGCAATAGTAAAAAAACAAGGTTTCGATGGTCCCGCTCAATTAGTAACCCAAGAAGAATTCGATGAGATTCTAAAATCTGGAGGTTACGAAAGATACCGAGGGGTAGTCCCATACACAGATGGCGATGGCAATTTAGTAGACGGTGACGAGATTATTACTGAATTTGCGGAAGGGGAGTATCGTGCGGGGTTAGGTGTAAGCGGAAATGGCATCTACACCACACATAAGGTAGATACAGCGAGCGCCTATGCCAATATAGACGGGGGTACGGGAGAAGTTGTAAGAATCGCAGTCCTTCCTACTGCAAAAATAGCCACCTACGAACAAGTAGAACTTGCCAAGAATCAGATGAGAGACCCAGCGAATTCCCCACTTTTAGAATTGGGCAGGATTATGGCGGCACAGGGATATGATGGTTATGTATCTACTGGTAATGGAGTTCCTTCTACTATCATTCTCAATCGAACAGCGGTGGCGGTGTTGAAACCATGATTACAGATAATCCAACTACATCCCGAATTCTTGCTGACTTTGCTCAAACACTTACCTCGCAAGATAAAGTCCGTCTGATGGAATTAGTAGATAATGATTTGGATTTGAGTCAATATCCCGAAGAATGGCAAAAAATCTTTCGCGGGGAAAATGTAGCCAAACACCAAGAGCATGATCAAAAAACCCACGGTAATTGGGCTTTAAGTGAGAATTATCCAGACTTATTAACCTTGGGTACATTCGATGAAGAATCTGAATATGACCCAGCATTGATGGTTTACAGCGAGCGCTATGGAGTAGACAAAGACGGCAAAATCGTTGGAGTTGAGACCTTTGAGCATGATGCTATAGATAGTTATTCTCAAGAGGGGTATAAAAATATAAACGCATTTCTTCGCGACCCAAAAGGTTTTGAAGATTCTGCGCCTTACGAAATAGAATATCTTCAACAAAAGGTTGATGGTTTAGATTCTTTAATTGAAAAGGCTCCAGATATGTTCGGAAATACGACTTTGTTTAGAGTTGTAGATGACCTTGTTTTAGGGCAACTTTCTGAAGGCGACATTCTCAGAGAGAAAGGTTTCCTATCAACAACCCGTATAGATATAACCAGGGATACAGAACTACGAGATTACCTTGGCGGGATGTCTGAAACCCCCGACACGGTTGCCGTCATTCTCCCAAGCCCAAGCAAAAGTGGCAAAGGGATTGCAGTAGACCTTTACAGAACCTCCGTTGATGATACGAGTGGAGTTTCAGATAGGGAGAAAGAAGTTTTATTGCCTCGTAACACAGACTTGTTATTTCTAGGATATAGAACAGGTATAGGGTCTGAGAATGGGGTCGCAGTCTTTCAAAGGGTGGATAAATGAATAAATTCAAAACCATGCTTGAGGATATTGAGATTATTAGGGGTGTCAAAAAGCATGGCACCCACACACAGTCTGATCACGGTAACTGGGCTAGAGGCGGAATGGGCGCTGGAGTTGCCGAATCAATCCTTACGCGTGTGCGCGAGAACGGCGGTCTTTCCGTCAATATGGTGGATGGCTCAGAACCTACTAGCGGGTACATGGTCGCAAAGGGCGCTCAGTTCGGCTCTATCGTCTCCGCAGATGATTTCTATGACCCAATCAAGGGTCCGAAGATTTTGGCTGATTATTTCAAGAAGCACAAAAAAGAACTCGGGCGTGGTAAAAACTACCTGGGGTTATGGCATAATAAGGACGATGGACAGGTTTATCTTGATGTATCGGAAAACATCCAAGATCGAGAGAGAGCAATCTCAGCAGGGCAAAAGCAAGACCAAATTTCTATTTGGGATGTAACTAACTTCGCTGAAATCGAAACAGGAGGAACGGGTAATGTCGGAAAAACTAGAAGCGGTAGAGATACCAAAGAACATCGCGGATATGAGCGATTCAGAAATCGAAGCCTACGCCCAGAAAATCTGGGAGAAGTTGGCAAAGCCTACAAAGTAATTCGTTTTGCACCTGGGTTAATACCTGTATTCAAACACCAAAAACACGATCAATCTACGCACGGCTCTTGGGCTGACGGCTACACACCAGAAGAACGCGCTCGTATGGAGGCGCTGGCTGAGGTCGGTCCATCCATTGAAGATTTAGAGGCAATCCTTGAAGGCGGCGGAGCGCAGCCAGATTATGACGATCTAAAACTGCTGGTTGAAAATGAGGAATCTTTTTACTTGCAAGCCATAGAGGGTATTGAAGAACGGGTTGCGGCGATTATAGAAGAAAATCCTGATGCTGATTACAACACAGTTTATGATGAAGAACAAGAAAAAATGATTGATGAGTTTATTCAAAACAGCGGTCCTGGTGACCTTGCTGGACTTTGGATGGACCAGAACGGCGGAGATACCGAGTCATTGCTTTCTGATGTCAAACCGTTCTTTGAGGAAATCTTCAATACAGATCACACCGTTGTAAACGCTGCTGGCGATGGTGTTACTACGCTGAGTTCCGAGATTCAATATGTGGGCTTGACGAGCGATACGCCTACAGGTGATGCTGGCATTAGCGTAACAGGCAACATTGAAGATTCCAACGGAAACTATGCTGGTGAGTTCGAACGAGTATTCTATAAAGAAGATGGGGTCTGGATAGTAGAACATAAGTTATTAAAACTTGACGATGACTATAAAGGTTTAGGATTTGGTAAAGAATTTATTGACCGCTCTGAAGATTGGTATACCCAAAGAGGTTTTGGCGCTATCACGGTTGGAACGGGCTGGGATGGCGCTCGCGTGTGGGCGCGTGATGGTTTTGACTGGGACCCAGAATCAAGCCAAGAAAATTTTGAGCATATTGTGGAAGCCAGAATTACAGGAAGTTATAGCGGACGGATGCTTGATGAGTTCCAATTTGGAGAACCCGCAAGACTAGAATTTGATGCCCTTATGGAAAGAGCGACCAACGGATATGTTTCCGATGAAAACGGACCGCGCTGGGATTCTATAAAAGACTTCAGGGATGAGGATTTCCCATTGCCTAACGATTTTCTAATGATTGGGTATAAAGACAAAACCACATCAGAATATGAACACCCTGTTACTGGCGATACAAAGAAGGCGGTAACTTGGGCTGGCGAGAGGCTTTTTCAGGACCTCAATCTCAAGTATGTCAAGATTCTTACCCCTGAAGGCAGAAACCTCTTTGAAGGTCCAGTTGATAGAGATGGCGATGGCTTGGTCTATGACGGCACCGCTAGGGAAAAGCCAGCAAGTGCGGTAAAATCATAATATGAAAAGACAAGAAAGACTCAAGGCGATAGCCAAGGTTAATGCCTCTATGCCCTCAGATATTTCTGGTCCTCCAGATGAAAGAGAAATTGCTATTCTGGATAAGATGATAGAGATGAATCTAATCCAGGTAGAGGAAACTAAATAACGGTTGTAATTCAATCCGCTACTATGTAGCCATGGCTGATATTGCACCAAAACTAATCCAGTTAAGCGCAGATAAACTACGCGCCCTGCATGAGCGCCTTCATAAATCTGAGGCATCTCCAGAGGTATTGGAAGTGCATCACCTAGCCGTAAATGAGATGTTGCGCCGTGGGCTAGAAGCGCCCGATAACGATGTCTGGGATGAGTTCGAAATCCTCGTAGACACTATGAAGAACGCTAATCTTGAAGCCCTTACTGGCTCACTCCCAGCAGACATGATCGCTGATGTTATTAAATCAACAGGTTCTTCAGTTGCCAATGTGCAACTTTTCCTAACTACTACTGGGTACGAAATGCGCCTTGAGGAAGTTATCAAAAAATCGCCTACCGTAGAGAATGTAGAAAAGGCTGAGACATTCGTGCCGCCAATGGCAGTCCGTACCGCAGCCCGTAGAGCGCTTGATTGGATTTCTGAAGGCAAGGCTGGAGATGGCTTTACTGGAATTGGTCGCTCTCGCGCAGGTCAGTTGGCATCTGGAGAAGGTATCTCGCTTGCAACTATAAAGCGAATGAAATCATTTTTGGCTCGCCATGCAGTAGACAAAAAGGCTATTGGTTTTAGCCAAGGCGAAAAGGGATTCCCTTCAGCGGGTCGAGTTGCCTGGGATGCCTGGGGTGGAGATGCTGGATTTAGATGGGCTGAAACCATAATTGCTCGGGCTGAAAAAGAAGTTGCAAAACATAACCCAGGACAGCACGATCAAAAGACTCACGGTAATTGGGCAAACGATGTTGCTCAAGATATTTTAGATGGAAAGCATCCTCATGTCGAGGCTAAGAATGTTTCTGCCTTTCTTATGGGAGCGGCAAAGCGAACAGACCATCCAGACCTTACTGAGTTAAGCGTTGATGGGACACTCTTATTTGGCGATGAGGGTATGGGAATCGCTCGTAAAGATATGCCTCAGATTCCTGGCAAAGAACGCGCTCGTTTTCTTGCTGAGATTGAGCAGTCTGACGGAATCACATCAACGGCTGAAGAAGTAGACCCAACAACTTTGAAGCCAGTTCAGAAAGAAATTTCCTCATCTCGCTCTGGAGCCATCTATAACAAATTCCGCGAGGAAGGTGGAATTCCACAAGACGAACGAATCCTGATTTCAAGCGATGGTTTCGTAATTGATGGTCACCATACCTGGGGCGCTTCAGTTGGCTTCGCTTTTGATAATCCAGGAACGAAGATACCTGTTTATCGCTTATCCGTTACAGCAAAAGAAGCATTAGATATTTCTCTTGAATGGTCTACTGCCAACGGATTTGAAGGTCAGGCTATTGATGCACCTGCCAAGAAATCACTAGCGTGGCAGAAACTTTCAAAGAATCAGGAGCAAGCCACACGCATTGGAGCCTATGGGGTTACAAAGGCTGACGATGCCAAGCGTTACACGCTAGGGGCTATGTATATTCCAGATCGAGTTGATGCCCATGGTGAATGGACAGATGCAGATGAGTTGCAACGAGCAGTCTGGGATTATGTAAAGACCAATGACCGCCGTATCCGTCTACAGCATGACCGAGATGTGGTTGCTGGAGAATGGGTAGAAGTTATGGCGTTCCCATACGAATTAACAGTTCCCATAAAAACTCTAAGCGGATTAGAAGTAAGCCATACATACCCGCCAAACACAGTATTTCTTGGTGTTATCTGGGAGCCTTGGGCGTGGAAGAAAGTTCAAGAAGGAGAAATTCTTGGCTATTCAATCGGCGGTAAGGCAGAGCGCCTTTATGTTGATATGGATGAAGTTGAGAAGGAAGATGGTCCAGGAGTCAATGATGTCCATGTTGATACAATTATGAATCCAAAGAAAAAGAAGCCAAAGGAAACCAAATGAAAGACAAAAAGATTCTCAAAGAACTTCGCAATGGTCCTATGAAAAGCATGAAGGACGATGAGTACGCGATGATTGAAAAAGAAGTTGATGAAAAGGGAATCGCTGGTCTTAAAGGTTACGCAAAGTCTATGATCGAAAAGGCTATGCGCGAGATGGCTTATTCAATGAAAGACACAATGAAAAAGCACCAAGAACACGACCAATCATCACACGGTAACTGGGCTGGTAGCGGCGGTGCTTCTTTGGCAGACATAGCCGAAAGTATGTCGGAGTTAGATGAGGAGGCAGCGGAAGGCGCTCCAAGAAAAATTGGATACGGAGATGTGGAAGGCACTAGCAAGCAAGGCTCAGTAACAACCACTCCTGGCGTTCTCGATAAGTTATTTGGCAAAGGTGAAAGAGTTGAGGGCGATGAGTTCGAAAGAAAAGTAACCGAGGCATGGACTTTTGAAATGACAAATCCATCAACAGGTAAATCATTCAAAGCGGAAATTTATGATTGGATGCGCTATGACGAAATGGGCTTAACCGCTGATGAAGGTCAAAAACTCGCTCCAATGGGCAGGTCAGAAACGGGAGCATTTAGTATTGGCGCATCATCGCGTGAAGATGCCAAGGCTGTCGAGGACTATATCGCCGCAAATTCAACTATGAACAAAGCGGTCTCAGTCAAAAGCGGAGATATGGTTTCTTGGAATTCTTCAGGTGGTAAGGCTCAGGGCAAGGTAGTACGAGTTATCTCAAGCGGTAAAATCAATGTTCCTGATTCAAGTTTTTCTATTGAGGGAACCGAAGATGACCCAGCCGCCTTAATTCAGTTGTACCGTGACGGAAAGCCAACTGAAACAAAAGTTGGTCATAAAGTCTCAACCCTAAAAAAGTAGAGAAGTCCGAGGAAAAGGGCGTAAATGAACACCGTTATTGACGACACTTTTGGCATCATTAAATCAATGGGCTTTGAGGTTGCTACCGTTGCAACTACCCCAGGATTCGCTGGATTAGCAGTTCAATTACCCCACGATTCTCAGGCGTTTTTTGTCTGGAGCAAGATGACCGAGGGCGATTACCATTTCAGAGTTGCCCGATTCTGGCAGAACGAACAACCCTTTTCGATGGTTGCCTATGAAGATTTGATCGCCGCCATCGTCAATTTGAGGATTCTGATTTCTTCTTAAAAAGGGTGAAATTACACCTGTGTTATTCTTATACTTGTCAAGACCCGTGTTTATCTACCAGTCCATACTGGATTAGGTAGGCACTTTTCGTTAGGAGTGAATGTTGGCTCGTACTCGCAAAATGGCAAATTTAGTCATTGAGGAAACCTCGGGGGTAGATCACCCTGCACATCTACATGAAGGTTGGTTGGTTATGAAATCAGCCGATGAATCTGAAGTTCAGAGAGTCTTGGACGAAACGCTTACCAAGGAGGAATCCATGCCTAAAGATATGCAGGATGAAAAAGACCCTTTGGCTACAGAAGAAGTCGATAAGGCTGAGATGACATTGGAAGAAGCAATGAAAAAGATTGCTGACCTTGAAGCAAAGTTGTCCGAGATGGACAAAATGTACGGGGATAAAGAACCAAAGTCAGAAAAGACCGAAGATGAGGACTTTATGAAGTCCGCTCCTGAGTCAGTCGTCAAAATGATTGAAGATTTTAAGAAGCAAGCAGAAACCGCAACTGAAGAACTCCGCAAGGAGCGCGAAGCCAAGGCTGATGCAGAGGCTATTGAAAAGGCAAAGGGATTTTCAAACTTGAATCTCGATGCAGAGAAGGTTGGACCAGCGCTACGCCGCTTGTCCACAGTTGATGCAGACCTAGCAAAGTCAGTAGAGGAAATCCTCACATCTGTAAATGCTCAGGCTGAATCAGCAAACATTTTTGCTGAAATCGGGAAATCAGCAGACTTCACTACAGGCGATGCTTACGGCAGATTAACTGCAATGGCAAAGTCGGCAGTTGAGGAAGGAAATGCAAAGACATTCGAACAAGCGTTCGCTAGTGCCGCATCTTCCAATCCTGAACTTTATGTCCAATACCGTAATGAAAAGGGTGCATAACCATGGCATACGAAATCAGTAATTACTCGGTAAAGGTCACCCTCGTTGCAGGTGCCGACCTTTCCGCTAAGCAGTACACATTCGTCAAGTTGGATTCATCAGGACAGGCAGTAGCGGCAGCAGCCGCAACTGATATTCCTGTTGGAGTCCTTCAGAACGCTCCAACTTCAGGACAGGAAGCAGAAGTGCTTATTGTCGGAGGAACAAAGATTGTTGCTGGAGCCGCTATCGGCGAAGGCGCACTTGTTGGTACATCATCAGCAGGTAAGGCAGTTGCTCTTGTTGCTGGAACAGATACAACAAAGTATGTTGTCGGAACACTACTAACTGAATCTGCGGCAGATGGAAACATCGTCACAGCAGTCGTAAACTGCGCTAATCCAGGCAGAGCGGCATAAGGGGGATAACTAAAAATGCCACAGCCAAATATCAATTCAGTCCACATTGATGCAATCCTTACCAACATTTCTGTTGGTTACTTGCAGAATCAGGACAACTTCATTGCAGATAAGGTATTCCCAGTAATTCCTGTGGATAAGAAGTCTGACAAATACTTCACTTACACCAAGAACGATTGGTTCCGTGATGAGGCTCAGCGCCGCGCACCTGGAACTGAATCTGCTGGTGGAGGTTACAACCTTTCAACTGGAACATACTCAGCAGATGTCTGGGCGTTCCACAAGGATGTAGATGATCAGACACTTGCTAACGCAGACTCACCTTTGAACCCTCTCCGTGAGGCAACAGAGTTCGTTACACGCCGTCTAATGCTTCGCCGTGAACTTCAGTTCGTAACTGACTTCTTCACAACAGGCGTATGGGCAGACGATGTAACTGGTGTTGCTGGCGCTCCATCATCAGGTGAGACAAAGCATTGGTCAGATTACGCATCATCAGACCCAATCGCTGATCTCGAAGCAGGAAAGGCAGAAATTCTTGGAAACACAGGAATGGAAGCAAACACACTCGTTCTCGGATACGATGTATTCAAGGCTCTCAAGAATCACCCAGACCTTGTAGACCGTATCAAGTACACATCTTCACAGACAATCACAACCGATATGCTTGCAGCGATGTTCGACATCCCACGCGTAATGGTTGCAAAGGCTGTAAAGGCTACTAACAACGAAGGTGCATCTGAGGCTTACGGCTTTGCTTTTGGCAAGGGCGCACTCCTTACACATGTTGCTCCAAATCCAGGACTTCTTACACCTTCAGCGGGTTACACATTCGCTTGGACAGGTGTTTCAGGTGGTCTCGGACAGACAATCGGAACTTCACAGTTCCGTATGGAGTCAATCAAGTCAGACCGCATCGAAGCGGAAATGGCATTTGATAACAAGGTAATCGGAGCAGACCTCGGTTACTTCTGGAACACAATCGTTGCTTAATTAAGTTGAGTGAAGGGGAGGGTCTGAAAAGGCTCTCCCCTTCTTTCTTAGAAAAGGAAAATAAATGCCTCAAGTAAATCGTATTTCTCGCGGTGAAGTTTCAGTTGGTGCTATTCAAGGTTCAACTGGCGACATGGTGTATGGACTAGATTTTGGTACAGCATCAGTAGACCCTGCTTCAATCGCAGCAACAACTCGCGGTTCAGTTACTTTCACCCTCACAGGTGCCAAGACAACTGACATCATTATCGTAAACCCACCATCAGACCTAAATGATGATTTGATTTTCTGTGGAGCGGCTGTCTCAGCAGCAGACACAGTTTCAATTTATCTTTACAATCCAACAGCATCAGCGATCAATGACACAGCCCGTACATTCTCTTATGTATGGATTGACATGACTGCGTAATATGAAAGCAGAAATTCTTAAAACTATGGTCGTGGATGGTCGCCTGTTAAAATCTGGAGACATCATTGATGTCAAGGGATGGAAACACGCAAAGGCTCTAAACCGCAGCCGCTACATCAAGATTCTTGATGAAGTAGTAAAACCAAAGGTAGAGGCAAAAGCCGAGCCAGAGGTTGAAGTAGTTGAAAAACCAACGGCGAAGAAAACAGTCGCCTCCAAGTAATCCAAAGGGGGGTGATTCAGTAAAATGAGTCACCCTCTTTTTTTCTAAGGGAGCATCATGGCAATTTCTCATCAACGAGTAACAGTTACTAGCAGTACAGCGACACAAATTTCTTCTAACTATGCTGGAAAAGATGGTCAGACTGTTTCAGTCCAGAATCCAGAAGGAGGGTCTACGGTCTATCTAGGTGGCGAAGGTGTCACTACATCCGTCTATGGCTTTGAACTTGTAGCAGGGGCAACTTTTTCTATCGAAATGCAAGATGGAGAAAAACTTTTCGCAATCGGTAGCGCAACACAAACTGTGAATGTAATACGCCAAGGCGCATAAACCATGGCATTACCAACATCTCTTTCCACCGCAATCATCACAGGCACCTATGTTGATTTACTCGGCAATCCTGTGCGCGGTTCTTTGACCTTTGAACCTCAAACAATACTCAAAGAAGTAACCCAAAATATAATTATTATGCCAGTTCATATTGTTAAAACTTTAGATGCAACTGGCTCGTTTTCTATTACTTTGCCAGTTACTAGCGATACTGATGTTGCGCCGCAACCATTTATTTACACTATCTCAGAAAACTTTACGGGAGGGCGTGAATTTCAAATTGCCCTTCCTCTTTCAATCGCTAACACCACGCAAAACCTCGCAGATTTACTCCCAGCAGTTGATTCAGCAACAGCGGCATCTTATGTCACAACTGATCAGTACCAGGCTCTATTGACTCGCTACACCACCGCAGAAGGCATCCGTGTGATTGTTGTAGATGCGGAAGATTACGAAGCCAACGCGCAGGTTTACGCAGCAGCGGCAACAGCCGCAGCGAATGAGTTGGAATCATTCACGGTCAAATCTCTTTTATTTATGGGGGTCTAAGATGGCTGAACCGTATGTACCAATAGCCGATCTAACAACCTATGATGTTCTTTTGACTGATTTAGAGGTTGCAACAGCCGCCGCTTCAACAAATGCAAACTCCCTGAATACCGCTCAAACTTCGGCTTTAGCATCAAAGAACACCGCTGAGTCCGCTCTTACCCAAAAGTTCGAAATTCTATTTTTGGTTGGTGCCTGATGGCTCTCGGACCAAATTTAACCACCGTCACAATAACGGGTAATTATGTAGATTTTGAAGGCACTCCGATCGAGGGTCAGATTCGCTTTAGTATTGGCGAGGTCTTGCGTAACGGTACAGATGACCAGATGGTTGCCCCATCAAGCGTTGTCGTCCCTTTGAGTTCGGGTGCTTTCTCTGTGACCTTACCAGCGACCAATGACCCAGATGTTGTTCCCAACCCTTTTGTTTATTCAGTCGAGGAATCATTTCCCAACGGGCGTACTTACGACATTACTATTCCATACACCACCGCTGGAAGTTTAGACTTGGCTGATATAAGCCCGAGTCCAACACTTGATGAGAACTATGTCCAGTTGATTGATCAAAATACCTGGAATGTCCTTGAGGCAAACATTGACACTCTCGATACCAGAATAAATCAGACTACAGACAAAATACTTGCTTCAAGCAAGTATTGGTATATCCCGTCTCAGTTCGCAACCTACACAGCCCTAGATACTGCCTTTGCAACCTATACCGCTCTTACGGCGGCTTCTTATGAACTAGATGGAGCAGACATAGCAACATTTACTTCCTCGGCTCAGGCTTATGCAGCAACAGCATCGTCCAGCGCCACTTTAGCCACAAATAACGCATCCGCTACAATAAACCCATTGCTTCTCATCGGAGGATAACGCATGGCAACAACATATAAGGTGCTTGGGCAGTCCAAGCCATCAGCAACGACAGCGACAACGCTGTATACCTGTCCATCGGCGACCCAAACGGTCATTTCAAGTTTAGTCGTCTCGAATCAGGCTGCAACAAGCGGCACCTACCGTATCGCTATTCGTCCCAACGGAGCAACCCTCTCTGGAGAACATTACATTGCTTACGATGTCTCCTTAGCGGCAAATTCTTTTGTTTCTCTTACACTCGGTCTGACTATAGATGCCTCTGATGTTGTAACCATTTACTCATCAAGTGCAGATATGTCTTTTAGCGCATTTGGAAGCGAGATAGCATAATGGCGATATTAGTAAACGGTGGCGCTGGAGTCGGATTAGATTCAGCAGCAACTCTTAGTAACAAAACATTAGAAGCACCCGTGATCAATAATGCGACTTTTACAGGTCAGCAATCAGGACTACAGGTTGCTTTTAACGATGCTATTGTTTTCGAAGGCACAACAGCAAATTCTTTCGAGACAACTCTAAGCGCTGGAGACCCAACGGCTGACCGCATAGTCACTTTGCCAGATGCAACAACAACTTTAGTCGGCACCGACACAACAAATACTCTTACTAACAAGACTTTGACAAGCCCAGTAGTTTCAGGGCTTACTCTTTCAGACGGTTCAATTATTCTTGAAGGCGCTACTGCTAACGATTTTGAAACTACCCTTACGGTTACAGACCCAACAGCAGATCGCACAATCACATTCCCCGATTCAACAGGTACAGTTGCTCTAACAGGTGACATAACGGTTTCAGCATCATCTACAAACACATTTACAAATAAGTCAATTAGCCTTGCAACAAATACAGTAACAGCCACACTTGCTGAGTTGAATACTGCTATCTCTGATGCTGATGTCGTTTCATTGGCTGGCTCAGAAACTCTTACAAATAAGACTTTGACTTCTCCTACTATCAATACAGCAACTTTCAAAGATGGAGTTGTAAGAGGTCTTGAAGAAGATGTAAATGTTGTCGCGGCAGCCGCAACTGGAACAATTAACCTTGAGGTAGATACTGCCTCGATTTGGTATTACACAACTAACGCATCAGCAAACCATACTCTCAACATCCGCTACAGCAGCAGCGTTTCTCTAAACACAGCACTTGCAGTTGGCGATGCAATTACTGTTGTATGGATGAATACAAACGGTACTACGGCATATTATCCAAATGTTATTCAAATTGATGGAACGACCGTAACACCAAAGGTTCCTTCTGCGATTACTGGCGGCAATGCAAGTGCGATCGATGTTTACTCGTTTACTATTATCAAGACAGCATCGGCTACATTTACCGTTCTTGAATCACAAACTAAATTCGCATAAGGAGTAAATAATGAGTCCTGTTATCAGTTCATTAGCGGGTGGCGGTGCCAGAGGTTTTGGTTTTGGTACTGGCGCACCCAAATCCGTTGTAACTGGTGGAACTTCTGCGAGCGATGCTTCTTATTTCTATAGAACATTTACTGCTAATGGTAATTTAGTTGTAAGTGCTGCTCCACTATCCATTGAATATATGGTTGTTTCTGGTGGTGGTAGCGGCGGTGGCGGTGCATATTCAACTGGCGGCGGTGGTGCTGGTGGTCTATTAAGTGGTTCTACATCACTCGCCCCAGCAACATATTCGATTGTCGTTGGAGGCGGTGGAAGCAACTCTAGTTTTAATTCAATCGCGCCAACCCGCGGTGGTAATGGTGGTGGATTTGCTTCTTCTGGTGGAAGTGGCGGTTCAGGCGGCGGCGGCGGTAGTTCGGGTGGCGGCGGCGGTGCTGGTACATCAGGACAAGGACAAAGTGGTGGTTCTACAGACGGTAATAACGGCTCTTGCGCTTCTGGTGGCGGCGGAAAAGTGGGTGGCGGCGGAAGTGTAGGCTCCAATGTTGCTCGCGGAGGCGGCGGTGGTGCTGGTACAAATGCTTTTAGTGATTGGGCAAGTGCAACATCAACTGGTGTTGCTGGTTATTACGCAGGTGGCGGCGGTGGCGGAGACAACAGTAATCCAGCGCAGAGACCCGCTGGAGGCGCAGGAGGTGGCGGTTCTGGAGCGGGTAGATATTTAGGTGGTGGCGCTGCTGGAACTGCCAACACAGGCGGCGGCGGCGGTGGTGGCGCTGCTCAAGGCGGTGGTGCTGGTGGCGGTGGTTCAGGAATTGTCATTGTCCGTTATTTGAAAACAGGAGCGACTGCATAATGGCTCATTGGGCAGAATTAGATCAAAATAATCAAGTCTTACAGGTCACCGTTGGTGATAATAACGACCCTAATGGGGACGAGGGCTATCAATGGCTACTTGATAACTTAGGAGGAAGATGGGTAAAAACTTCCTATAACACAGCAGGTGGCGTTCATCGTAACGGTGGCACCCCTTTCAGAAAAAATTATGCCGAAATAGGCGGGACTTATGACGAATCCCGCGATGCCTTCATTCCTCCTAAACCGTATAATTCTTGGGTTTTGAACGAAGAAACCTGTCTTTGGGAGCCTCCAATAGCGTTTCCAGGCATAGAGAATGGCATTTTTGTATGGTCAGAGGCTACAATATCTTGGGAATTACTGAACTAATCTAAAAAAATAATGTACTGTTCCCGCATGGAGAAAACAGTACATTTCTTAGGTGGTTTACCGAGATCGGGTAATACTTTACTTTCTGCTCTATTAAATCAAAACCCAAGAATTTACAGCACTCCATTAAGCCCACTACCTACCTTGATGTGGGATTATGTCAATTCTTGCAACCCTATGGAACAAATAAATCGTAATAAGGAAAATGAAAAGAGAGCGTTAAAAGTCCTTTCTTCCTTTCATGAAAATTTTTACAAAGATGTAGATGAACCTATAATCATAAATAGAGAAAAAGACTGGGGTACCCCATCTAACCTTGATCTGATAAAAAGGTTTATTACACCCACACCAAAGATAATAGTTACGGTTCGTGATATTTTAGAAATTATTGCATCTTTTGTCTCCATGGATGCCGATTATTTGAAAAACAATACAATTAACTCAAACGCTTTCATTAACAACTACCGCTCGCCACAAGACAGTATTGTTGAATATCTCATGCGACCAAATGGAGAGATAGATAAATCGTTATTGGCTATATCCTCTGCTTTTTACCCAGAGAACAAAGGCATCTTTCATATTGTCGAATATAACGATCTGGTCTTAAAACCAGAAGAAACCATGTCTGGTATCTATAAGTTTCTTGGGCTAAATGACTATAAGCATGACTTCAATAAGATAAAAAAGGTAGAGTCAGATAATGATATGGCTGTTGGGCTACCCAAGAATCTCCACGACATCAGAAAATCTATATCGAGATCATCAACATCTACAGATATTTTATCCGATTACATAAAACATAAATACTCAAATATGGAATTCTGGAGAGAAAATTCTCTTATGAAAGTGCGAGGCAAGGATTTTTAATGAAAACTATAACCTTTAGCCCATCAAGCGAAGAAACCAAATTACTTATTGAACCGCCAAGTGCTTCTAAAAAATTTGTTCCTGAATGGTACAAAAAAAGTCCTGCATTTAACCCAGATAACTATAGTCAAAAGGTCTTAAAACAATGTATGCCTTTTTTTGATGCAACAATAAGCGGATACATCCAAAGAACTTGGAAAGAAATTTATATCAAACCGCAAGGCGATCAAGTTTTTTTTGATAGCGCAGAAGGACCCGACATTCTCACTTATCGGGAAAACCCTAGTCTGCCAGTAGACGATGGGTATTACCCAATCGAATTTATCTGGCGAAGGCAATGGTCTGCAAAATTACCCGCAGGGTATAGCATGTTAGTAACACAGCCACACAACCGACTTGATCTGCCATTTACAACCTTATCTGGAATCATTGATGGCGACTTATTTCATCACACCCCAGTAGGGAGTATTCCCTTTTATATTCGCAAAGGCTTTACGGGAGTTATTCCTGTCGGAACGCCTATGTATCAAATTATGCCTTTCAAAAGGGAAAACTGGCAAAGCGAAGTGACCCTGTATGATGAGTCGGATGTAACACACAAGAACAATGTTATGCGCCGTCACTTTAATGGTGCCTACCGCAATATGTTTTGGCAGAAGAAAACCTTTAATTAAACACCAAAATTGAGTCAGGTATAATAAAACTAAAAATTGGGGTCATAATATGCCAGGTACTACATCTAAGGGTTTACGATACCCAACCGCGGGTGATAATCCTGCCGTTCATACCGACATCCTCAATCTTGCAACCGATGTAGATACTGAGTTGAACGACTATCTGACTACGGCATCTGCCGCATCTACTTATGCAACTTTGACTAATTCCGCTACCGATGATTCCGTTCGTACTATTACATTTATGCTCGGCGGAATGTAATGACTTTCACCTACTCTGGAGACCCAACTACAAGCACCCGTAACAAGGTGCGTTTTCTTCTCAATGACACCACATCAACTGATGTCTTATTTAGCGATGAGGAGTTGGATTATCTTATTACTGAGTGGGGAACAAATGTTTATGAAATCTGTCGCGCCTCTTGCGAAGTTCTAGTTTCACGCTTTACCCGTTTAGCCGATAGCACCTCAAAGAGTGTTGGCGATATTTCCGTATCCGAGTCTTACTCAGCAAAGAGCAAGCAGTATCAAGACCTTGCTAATTCTTTCTTAGCAAGAAAATTGCGTAAGGCTCCTCCTACGATGTGGGCAAATACTGATGCTTTGAAGTCCACAGATGATAAGACAACTACCGATTACAATACAGATTTCGTAGTTGGTCAGATGGATAATCCAAACTCTTTCTACGAAACACGCATCGTAGAGTAGGGAGATAGCCATGGCAGATGCTATCTACTCAAAAGTTGCAGAATTTATGACCGATACCGTGGTATTCACGGCTCAAAGCGCAGTTGATAAATATAACAAGGCTACTTTCGGTGGAGCAGTTGTTACTGCTACTGGTCGTCTGATCTACGACACAGTTCGCTCACGCGATATTCAGGGAGTTGAAGTTGTTGATATTGGTCGCTTTATCACCAATGGTCCACGGACAACCATCACAGTTGGACACAGAATGGTTGTCGGCTCAGATACCTTTACGATCAACGCAGTAGACAATATCGCGGATGAAAATGGAGCGCATCACACCGTAATACGCTTTGGTAGATAACCATGGCGCAGACCTTTACCTTTGAAATAGAAGGCGCTCAAGAGTTGCGTAAAATGCTTGAGGTATCAGGCAAAGATGCAGGTCTAATTGTTGGTCAAGTAATCCTCGAAGAAGCCAACATGATTTTTGCTAAGGCGATGATCTTAACCCCTATTGATACGGGCGCTTTGCGTGGTTCTGGAGGCGTATCTGCCCCTATGAATACCCCTCAAGGCATCGGAGTTGATATTTTCTTCGGTGGTCCAGCAGCCCCATACGCACTTTATGTCCATGAGATATTGGGCAATTATCACAATTCTCCAACTCAGGCGAAGTTCCTTGAACAGCCATTTATGGAGAGATTGCCAGAAATCCAGAAAAACATGGCGCGTAGAATAATAGACCTTATGAGAAAGAACGGAGCAGTCTGATGCCAACAATTCTTGAATCTATAGGTGACTACCTACAGAATACTTCAAGCGCTTTCGGCGCTCATACTTCTCAAGGCACCCTTGGAACTTCCATATTTTTAGCCACATTGCCAGAGTCTCCAGATGTCTGCACAGCCGTCTATGAGAACGCTGGTTCACCTCCAGCCTTCACTATGGGTACAGGTGGAATTGTTATTGACTACCCAATGATTCAGATTATCTGTCGCGCTGGCAAAGATGATTACCCAACAGCGCGAGACAAAATCGATGCGATTCGAAACTTGCTTGCATCCATAACTGATGTCACAATTTCTGGTGTCACGGTTTTGCGTATGGAGCCAATGGGTAGTGTTAATCCATTGGGGATAGACCCAAAGCAGCGACCACTACTATCGGTAAATTTCCGATGTCTAGTGAGGAAATAACCACGGAGCCATTGGCTCCCCAGGAGAGAGTGGTAGACCCTTATGGCAGAAACGCAACGACAGACGAGTTCCAAAGGTGCTGGAAATGCGACAGACTCCTCTTTGAGTCGGCAACGCGCCCGTGGAGTATCCGATGCCCAAGATGTAAGTCAAAGAATAAGTCTGGATGAGTTCACCTCTAAGTTAGACTCCCTCTACGGCATGAAAACCTTGCCTGGTGGAGAGTGTGCTATGGGTAAATTACTTCGTGAGTTGCCCGAGGCTTTTTCAAAAAAACTTGCCGAGGCTCTTTTGAATACATCTGTAGAGGGAACGGCAATTACTAAAGTTCTTGCAGATTACGGATTCGAGATGAGTTCAAATGTTGTTCGCCGCCATCGCCGCAGGATGCAAGGCTTAGATGGATGTAAGTGTCATAAATGAATTTAGACGATGCTATTGAAAACTTATTAAAGACTTCAGAGAACAACACGACTCAACCTATGGAGTCGCGCAAAAGAAGCGCCGAATGGACTCCTGGAGTTTCGTGGGATGGCAATGAAGGCGTAGTTACTACTGAAGCAATGGAAGGTGACACTCACCCAGATTGGTCAGGAGTTCTTCGTATCTGGGGTCTGGACCCCGAGAACTTCGCTGTTGTTGAGCCTGTCCTTTTCAATGTATGGGGAAACACCGAGGGTGCGTTGAACCGCCAATGGAAAGGCAGAGTCGTTCGTAAAGGGGCTAAAGAACGCGCCGATATAGACCATCTGATTCAAGAGATACGAAAGCATAAGCCCAGAGAAAGAAAGCCACTTATTGAAGGCGCGGCTAGTCTTGTTGTAGTTGCAGCGGATTGGCAGGTAGGAAAGAAAGATGGAGATGGACTTAAAGGTTTAGTTGGTCGCTGGCTCCAAGCCATTGATGATGTTGAAGCCCGATACAAAGAGTTGAAAAAGATGGGTAGACCTATCGAATCCATAACTGTCCTTTGTCTCGGTGATTTAGTTGAAGGTTGTGATGGACATTATGACATCCAAACTTTTACGGTGGAAGTTGATAGGCGAGATCAGGTAAAGATTGCTCGCCGCCTTCTACGAGATGCCCTTATCCGCTGGTCCAAGTTGGCTCCAGAAATCACAGTTGCCGCGATTGGTGGAAACCATGGCGAGAACCGTAAAAACGGAAAAGCCTTTACTACCCTTAACGACAATGACGATGTAGCCCTTGTTGAGTCCATTGCTGAAATCTTTGCGGCGAACCCAGAGGCATACGGACATATCAAGTTCGCCATTCCAACAGATGCCCTATCGCTGACAGTTGAAGCGGGAACAAAAATCATCGGAATTACTCACGGTCACCTGGCTCGCGCTGGGGCTGGAGTTGAAGCCAAGTTGCGCCGTTGGATTGCTGATCAGACACTCGGGCGTAATAAAATCGGTGACTGCGATATTTTGGTGACTGGTCACTATCATTCGCTCAAGATGGCAGATTGGGGTGGAGTCAAATGGCTCCAGGCTCCAGCATTAGACGGGGGAAGCGTATGGTGGAGTCAATCAACGGGGGAAACTGCGGATGTGGGAGTTCTGACATTTGTTGTGTCGGAGCGGGGGATAACAGACCTCCAACTACTTCAATGAATGACCCAAGAGACTTAGCCATGTATGCGGCTGAACTCGTCTCTGGAGACCGACAGGAGGCTTACGGGCATCCTTTAGATAACTTTACTAGGGCGGCTCAGATATGGTCTGCAATCCTGGGTATAGAGGTCACAGCCGAGCAGGTAAGTCTTTGCATGGTCGGAGTTAAGATCGCTAGAGAAGCACACATTACAAAACCCGATACAGTCGTAGACGGCATCGGATATTTTTTAACACTCGCCATGATTCGAGAGGAACGCGCTCGCCGAGAGAGTTCGTGATATGTTCAGATTTGAGAAAGCCCTTTGGTGACGGGGAAGCGCCGAGGGGCTTTCTCATTGCACAAAATAGCGATGCGATACACTTTAACCAATGTGCGCTAGTCGCCCCAGTTAGTCGTCTTACCTCCGTGTCCATGTGACCTTAGACGGTGTACTTGGGCTACCCATGCGCCGTCAAGGAGGAATAGATGGCTAAGTACCGTGTACTTCAGGGGATTGATTACCCACCAAACAAACGCGCCGAAATTGGCGATGTCGTAGAAGATTTGCCAGCCACATCAGTCAAGTGGCTACTTGAGTCTGGCGCTATTGAGGATTCCTCTAAGCCAGCAAAAACAGTTGAAGAAACAAAGCCTGAAGTAATTGTTGAGCCAGCAGTCGAGGCTCCAGTTGAGGCTGATCAAGAAGAAGTCGCCTTTAACCCAGATGCCGAAGATGGCGATGGAGACGGGTTCCTTCAAGATGGAACAATCCACCAGCGCCCAGTCGAGGAGAAATAATGCCTACTTTCCGTCACGGTAAAAATGTTCAAATCTTCGTAGATGAGTTCGATTTCTCATCTTATTTTAATGATGTAAGCGCATCAACAATGGTTGAGACAGCCGAGACAAGTACATTCGGCTCAAGCGCCAAGGAATACATTCCTGGTCTAAAAGATGGAACCGTATCTCTTTCAGGTATGTTCGAAGCCACAGCAAGTGTTGGCACCGATGCTTATTTTGCAACAGTTCTTGGTGGGGCAACGAAGGAAAAAGTTATTGTTGCAACCGAAGGTCATTCTAACGGCGCTCGCGCCGTAATGCTTGAGTCCGATGCCACTTCATACGAGGTATCAGGAGCAATCGCAGATGTTGTCCAGGCAAGTGCCGAGTTCCAGTCAAATAATGGTGTAGACCATGGGGTCATCTTGTCCTCTGGTGCAGCCGTTAGCGCAACTGGAAGCGGAACAAGCGTGGACAATGCCGCAGCATCCACCAATGGTGGAGTCGCACATCTTTCCGTTCCGACTAATACCCGAAACGGAAATATCACCGTAAAGGTTCAGCAGTCAGCCGACAACTCAACCTTTACAGACTTGGTGACTTTCACCGCAGTTACATCAGCCCAAAAAATATCTTATCGGGTTGAGGTTGCGGCTGGAACATCAGTAGCAAGATACCTGCGCGTGAACTACACGGTTGCAGGTTCCACAGGTACCGCCACCCCAATCGTGGCTTTTTCAAGGAGATAATAAATGCCTACATTTCGTCATGGTAAATCCACCTCATTCAAGGTAGACAACGCAGGTGGCTCACTTACCGATATTTCAAACACACTCACAGATGTTTCATTCCCTCAGACAATCGAGACTGCCGAGACTACAAGTTTCGGAAGTTCTGCGAAGTCCTACATTGTCGGTCTTTCAGATTCCAGCCTGTCAATCTCAGGAAACTTTGATGCAACAGTTGATGCTCACCTAGCAGGAGTTCTCGGTCAGGCTGCAACACTTTCATTTGAGTACGGTCCAGAAGGCACAACTGCTGGTCAGGTCAAGTACACAGGCGAGTGCCTTATGACTTCTTACGAGAAGTCTGGTGCTGTTGGCGATGTCGTGACATACTCAGCAGAGTTCCAGGTAACAGGTGCCGTAACACGCGGTACTTTCGCATAATTTCATAACAATACAACTTAATAAGTCGTGACCAACCTAGTGTCCAAGGAGAAATAAATGAGTCTCAAAGAAACAATCTTTAGTGCCGATGACATCACAAAGGAACTTGTAGAAGTTCCCGAGTGGGGAGTGAGCGTAGAAGTTCGCTCAATGACAGCGGCAGAACGCGCCAAACTGGGCGAAGGTGCATCAAATGGTGAAAAGACAGATGTTGCCAAGATGTACGCATTGACAGTTATTGCAACTGTTTATGACCCAGCGACAGGTCTACCAGTCTTTACAGATCAAGATAAGGAAGCCATTCTTTCTAAGAATGGTGCCGTAATTGAGCGCCTTGCAACTAAGGCTCTCGGTTCATCTGGTCTGACTGACAAGGCGGTAGACGAAGCACAGGCGCGATTTCCTAAAGAATCCTGAGCGTAGAGTCCTTTTTGAGATAGCAGAAAAATTAGGTCGGACGGTGGCTGAACTTCTTCACGGGAGTCCAGCACACCGCCCCCTGACTAGCATGGAATTAACTGAGTGGACTGCGTTGTGGACTCTCAAAGCAAAAGAGCAAGAGAAGGCAGAGCGTAGAGCGAAAGCGAGGCGATAATGGCAGAAAGTCCAACCATGGAAGTTCGCGCTCGGCTAACCGCTGAAACTGCACAGTTCACCAAGGGGATGCAACAAGCATCCGCTTCAGTAGATCAGTTCACCCAAAAGAGTGACAGTCTGCGCGGAGCAATGGTCGGAATCGGCGTTGCTTCCGCAGCACTCACTACTGCGCTTATTGCGATGGGTACAAAATCATTTTTGGCTGCTGCTCGTATCGAGGAACTCGATTATGCGATGGATGCTATCGGTAAATCTACAGGACTCGGTTATCAAGCGATTAAAGATACAGCCCTTGCTATTAAAGCCGAGGGTATTGAGATGGAAATTGCATCTAAGACCGCTATTAAGTTCGCGCAAAATCATTTAGATATGAGTAAGGCTGCTCTGCTTGCAAAAGCCGCTCAAGACTTCGCTATCGTGGGAGCAAAGAACTCATCTGAGACTTACGATATGCTCACACACGCCGTTATTACGGGTCGAAGCGAAGTTCTCAAATCAGTTGGTATTCAAAAATCTGCTGGTCAAATGTACGAGGCTTATGCCAAAACACTTGGAAAATCCGCAGCGGCGCTTACTTATCAAGAAAAGCAACAGGCTGTTCTTACGGGAGCGCTTGAAGAAGCAAAAAATGTTGCTGGCGCTTATGAGGCTGCCATGCAGAGTCCTGGAAAAGTTCTCCGTTCTTTTGCTCGTATGTCTAATGAAATACAAGTGTCTATGGGAAATATGCTTCTCAAGGGCATCGGACCAGTAATCTTCCACCTTTACGAACTCACAAAACAATTTGCAAAGGCTCTTGAAAATAGCGTTGCATTTAGGATTGCTATTGAAGCAGTCAAGCAAGTAGTTATTAAATTTACTGCCCCGATTGTTGCATTTTTGAAGTACATGAAAACAATGCTTGAGGGAATGACTAAGGTAACTGATGCCGCTGGTGAGTTGAAATCTAACTTTGACCCAGTAGGAGATGCCGTTAAGAATCTTGCTACAAAGATTGAATTTGTCCTCCCACCTCTTGCAGCGCTTTTGGCTATGTTCGCCACTTTTGCTGGCGCTCGCGTATTTGCTTCAATCCCAGTTCTAGGCTCAGTCCTTGGAATGTTGGCTGGTCCTATAGGTATTGTCGTTATTGGTCTTACCACTTTGTACTTAACATCAAATCAAGTCAAGGATGCGGTAAATAGATTATTTGTTGCCCTTTCGCCCCTAGTTGGTATTGTTGTCTCAGTTGGAAAAGCATTGGCAACCGCCGCTGGATACGGCGTAGCGATCTTGGCTAAGGCTATCGGTGGGCTGGCAACAATCATCCAGGGTGCCAATAACTTCCTGAGTTCACACAGAGGAATTCTCAACGGCATTAAATATGTTATAGGCGTACTTGTAGCCTCCTATATTGGTTACAAGGCTGTTATGTTGGCTCAGTTGGCGGTTACAAAAGTCTCAGCCATTATGACTGCTATTCACGCAAAAATGACAAATGCTCAAACCATTGCTAATTTGACGGCAATAGCAGCAACAGCGAAGTTAAATTATGCCGAGGCAGCAAATACTGTTATTACGATAAAAAACACAATCGCTCAATTACAAAACAATAT